AATGCAGCGGCTGCATTAAATGCACAATTAGAAAAATTGCCAGATGGATTTTTTAAAACAAAAGGATTTGTTCAAGGACTTTCAAATACAAATGCTGGATCCGCAATTAGTGGAGTTGTTGGAGGAGTTGCTGGGGCAGCGGGTACTTTATTAGTAGCAAAAGGTGTTAGAACTATGCTGGGAGGAGCAGCCGCTAAGGCTGGTGCTTCTGCAATTGCTGGAGGCAGTGCTGCAGCGGCTGGAAGCGCTGGACTATCAATGGCTGCAAAACGCATACCTGTTGTTGGTGGGGCTATATCAGGTGCGACTGGTCAAGGATTTTTAAGCACCGTTGGTATTGGTGCTGCTGCAGGTGGAGTTGGTGGAGCCTTCTTTGGTGGAGTCGGAGCAGTTCCTGGAGCAATTGCTGGAGGTCTTTTATCTGGTCTTGGTTATCTTGGTGGACAAGCATTAAGAAATATGTTTGGAACACCTGCTAATGCGGCACAGACTTCACAAACAGGCACAGCAATGACTGCTGGCATGGATCCAGAATTATTACAAACTTTACAAAATGCTGGTTTTAGTGGAGCATCTTTAAACACGGCATATGGGGTTGTAAAGGCTGAGTCTGGTGGAAGACCTGGAGCAAAAAATATGCAAGGTCTTGATAAGTCTTATGGTTTGTTCCAAATTAATATGGAAAACAACGATCCACGTAATCCTAATATGGGAGTTAAACGTAACGAAGCCTATTTAAAAAAGTATAAATCAATTGGTTACACAGGTCCAGAAAGTCTGCTTGATCCATTTATAAATGCCAGAGTTGCATATGACATTTCTAAGGGTGGAACAAACTTTAATCCGTGGACTACGTATACCAGCGGTAAATATCTACAACATACTTCTGGCACCGCTTCGGCTAGCATGGGAAACAAAACAGTAAATATAACTGTTAATTTAGCCAATGCGTCGGCAGCAGAAGCCAATAAGTTGGCTAAACAAGTAAAAGACATTTTGTTAAAAGATAAAGACCTTCAAGAAGTGGGAGGTAAATAATGCCTGGAGAAAACAGTAATCCAAATCAATATGTTAAAACTATTGATCAAATCATTGCGGAACGAAATAGTGCTAGAGCAAAAGGCGTGGCAGATGCCGCTGCTGCTAGAGACAAAGCCCGTAAATCAAATCAATTATCAAACTTAGTAACACAGATAAATGAATATAGAAGGTTAATTATTCTCGCTGAGAGAGACCTAAGTATTACATCTGCCAACATACAAGCAGCACGAGCCGCTGGTAATACCGCTGGAGTTGATACAGGACTTGCACTCTATAATACTCAAAAAGTAAAACTAGATAAACTAAAAGACGATGAAGCAAGAGTAAATACAGAGCGTAGAAATATTGTAGCGGGATTAGTTGCTGCAAATAAAGCAGTAATTAATGCGTCTATTAAAGACTCTGGGATTACGAAGCCAGATACAAATAAAAAACAAAAAAAGATTAAACCTGCTACAGAAGATACGCCAGAGCCACCAGCACCACAACCTTTTACTGGGTACGTATATAACTTACCAATGATTCAGTCTGCATACTTTAGACAAGATTCTCCTCAAGGAGGAAGCACTGAACGAGGTGTTACTGGGGCGGGAAACTACACAGATGCTAGAAATATGTTTGGTGAGTCTATTGCAAAAGGCACTATACAAATGCCACTTAATCTTACAAACAGTGCTGCTTGGAAATTTAAGACTGGAATATATAAAGAAGATTCAACAATGTATGGTTTTAAATTTTTGTATAACCCAACTGAAGTAAACATGGGTTGGGGAATGTTGGAAGGTGTAGACCCAAACGTAATACGAAGCGGTGCTGCGGGAGGGCTTGCTCCTATAAGTGGTGTGGGATTGTCCACTATTGATTTTACTTTGTTACTAAACAGAATTGGAGATATGGATTTCTTAGATGAAAATGGATTAGCACCAGGAGAAAATAATCCTTATTCAGGAGTTAATACTCTTAGTAGAGTTGAAGATTTAAAAACCATTTATAAAAAAGGAACTATGTACGATCTTGAGTACTTGTTTAGAGTTATAAATGGACCAAATGCTATACATCAAACCATTCTAAATGGTAAGAGTGCTGATTGGGGATTTTTAATTGGATCTCAAATAGAGTTATTCTTAGGAGATGGATTAAGATATTTGGTTAGATTAAATGGAATAAACGTTAGTCATACTATTTTTAATGATCGAATGGTTCCTGTTCTTTCTCAAGTATCCCTATCTTGTGGAAGATACAATGACGTGGGATTGAAACCAGAGGATAACCGATGATTTTTTTAGATAGCAGGTATGTTGATGGCACTCTATTTAAGGCTTGGCATGCAGGTAAACAGGAATACCATCTAACAGTTTTTAGAAATTATCCAACTTCTTATTTAGGATATTTTATATATGAATGGGTTGAAACCGACCGTTTAGATTTACTTGCTACAAAATTTTTAGGAAGTCCTTCTTTGTGGTGGAGAATTTTAGATATTAATCCAGAAATTATAAACCCTCAAGAACTTACTCCAGGAACTCAATTAAGGATTCCAAATGCGTAGTCCAGGAACTCAACATAGACTTAGTAGTTATTACGAAGTTTCTTATCCTGATTTTCCATCTCTTAAGGCTCAACCTAATCAGGTCGTTCTTCATCAAGAGATGGGTAAGCACGATATTCTTGAATTAACATATACGTTACTAACTCCTTTTATTCTTAAAGCAATAAAGACTGGAACTCCAATTCAGTTTACTTGGAAAAACGATAAGGTCTCTGGAAGTTTCGTGGGCTATGCCACTACCGTGTCCTTACCAATTAAGTATCAAGATTATCAAGAAACAAAAATTCAATGTGTAGGAGCATCCTATCCTCTAAAAGAAACTGATCTTAAAATTTGGACTAACAAAACGGCTCCTCAAATAGCAATTGAAATTGCTAAAAAAGCAAAACTAAAACCAAACGTTACTCCACATAAAACTATCTTTACACAACAATCTCTATCTGGGAAATCTTATTGGGAAAAATTAAATGAACTTGCAGAAACAATTGGTTATGGAATTCAAGTCTCGGGCACAGAACTACATTTTCATCCAATTGATAAAATGATTAATCAATTTATGACAACAATACCTGTCTTGTATTCCGACAATTCTTTTGTGTCTCCAGTTAATAAATTTGCAGCAGCCACTTTAGATGAGTTTGAAGCCCGTGTAGGAGACTATCCTGAACTTTCTGGAGAGTACAGCAGAAGTGAGAATACGGTGCGTGGTGTAGACCCTGTAACTGGTAAAGTGTACTCTTCTATAACTTCACCAAATAAATTAGGAAAGTCAGTACGAGCAAGCACTAAGGACCCACTGTTTTCTAAAAATAAAACAAGTATCGTGGTAAATAGCAATGCTATGGCTAGGTCTTTGTCAGAAGCAGCCTCTCAATTAGGAAGATTATCTATACCAGGAAAGGGCAAAGCCCAAGGAGATCCAAGAATTGCTCCTTGGAGAACTGTTGAAATTAGTGGAACACAAGGTGGTGGGGATGGTTTTTGGGTCATAAAGAAAGCAACACATTATCTTTTTATTTCTGGAGGTTATGAGGTAGATTTTGAGTGCAGAACAGACGGAGTAGGTAGTAACAAACCCAGTGCTTTTAGGCCTTCATCTGCTGGTTCTGTTCCTTATAGGAATATACAAAATGATATTATAGGAAACTTAAAAAATAAACCAACTAAAACTACGTTAAACTCTAGTACGGTTTTAGTTTCACAAGGGTCTTCAGGATACAGAACAACCCCTAGAAAATGGAGAGGTGACTAATGGCTCAAAAAGCAATTGCGCTTCCGTTTTCCATAGATTCTTATGGGAGGGTTGCTTCAACTCAATCTCAATCTAAAATTTGGTCCGATAGGGTCAAGTCTGTTTTAGGAACAACTTTACGAGAAAGAGTGATGCGACCAAGTTTTGGAACAACAATTCCTTACTCTTTATTTAATTCAGAAACTGTAGCAACTAGTGAGATTGAGGCAGCGGTTGAACAAGCCTTTGCTGAACAACTAGATCTATTAACTCTTCAACAAACAAGTGTAACAAGTGATACCAATACAGGTACTTTAACTGTTGAGGTTATTTATGGTTTACCAAACGATGAGGTTGTTAGCACTCTTATTGGGTTGGTATTTTCTCAAGGTGCTAATCCAATCTATGAGGAGTTGCTATGACCGTTGCGCCACCATCAAATATACCTATCTCAGTTGACTATACAGGAAGAGATTACTATTCTCTTCGAGATGAGTTAATTGCAAGAATACAAGACCGTATTCCTGAGTGGAATGCCTCTGATCCAGCAGACTTTGGCGTTGCTTTAGTTGAAGCCTTTGCATACATGGGCGACTTAGTATCGTATTACATTGACCGAGTTGCTAATGAATCCTTTATTAGAACTGCAACTCAACGAGAGAGTTTATTAAACATTGCTTTAACCTATGGGTATACCCCTGCAGGTTATAGAAATGCCACGGTAGGAATTACTTTTACTAATTCATCTGAAGATGAGGTCACCATACCTACT